AAGGGGGGGGACATCACCATCAATGTCCTCCTGTCCCTAAGAAAGAACTTAAGGGAGCTTGTAGCACAGCAATCCAATGTTGACTTCTTAACCTTTATCAGGAAGGTGGCCCCCACTCTTGTCTCCGACTTCAAGATGGGCAAGCACATTGAATACATTGCCGACAAGTTCCAGAAGGTAGAGTCTGGAGAGATTAAACGGTTGATGGTGTTCCTCCCTCCACGTAGTAGCAAGTCAGTTATTGGCAGCAAGCTGTTTCCAGCATGGTACATTGGGAAACACCCAACTCAGGAGATTATGTCCATCTCCCACAGTGACCAGCTAGCATCTGATTTTGGACGCTCTGTGCGTGATATTGTATCAATGGACGAATACCAAGGAATGTTCCCTGGTGTCCTCCTACGTCAAGACGTAAGAGCAGCAGGTAAATGGAAGACCAATAAGCAAGGGTCTTACTATGCGGCTGGTGTCAGGTCACAGATCGCAGGGCGTGGTGCCCACATCGCTATCCTGGACGATGCAATGTCTGAAGAAGACGCTATCAGTCCAACTGGTAGAAAATACATTAAGGAGTGGTGGCCTAGTGGACTCAGAACTCGGCTTATGCCTAACGGCGCTATCATTATTATTAATACTCGTTATCACTATGACGATCTATGTGGTTGGCTATTAAAGCAAGAAAGTAAGATGGACCTAAGGAAGTCCGATAGGTGGCACGTTATCTCCATCCCAGCTTGGCTGGATGAGAAGGCGGCAGCACTGTTAGGACTACCACAAGGTTCCAGTTACTTCCCTGAGTGGAAGTCAGATGATGTCCTGAAGCTGGACGAACTGGAGATTAGGTCAACCAACGGTGGGAAGTACTGGGAGTCTCTGTACATGCAGAACCCCACTCCAGACGAAGGGGGCTTGATTAAGAAGTCCTGGGTCAAGTGGTGGGAGTACGACGAACCCCCATCCTGTGACTTCATTATCCAGACCTACGATACAGCCTTCTCAACCAAGACTACCGCTGACTTCTCCGTGGTTCAGACATGGGGCATCTTCACCCACAAGGACACCCATGAGGGCGGCACGGAGACATTCAGCAGCCACCTAATCCTGCTAGGGAGTGTACGTGGACGCTACGAATACCCAGAGCTTAGACGTATAGCTCAGGAGCAGTACAAGAAGCACAGGCCGGATATCTGCATAGTAGAAAAGAAGGCCAGTGGTCAGTCCCTTATCCAGGACATGCGAAGGGCTGGCTTACCAGTCATGGAGTATAACCCAGACAGGGACAAGGTGAGCAGGGTGTACGCCTCTACTCCAATGTTTGAGTCAGGGAAAGTGTGGCTACCAAAAGGAAAGCAATGGGCTGAGGAACTACACGACGAACTTATAACCTTCCCCTATGCTCCACACGATGACCAAGTGGACACAACCACTATGGCTATCCATTACGTCCGGGAAAGCTGGCGTCTTGTCCACAAAGAAGACCCTAACTGGGACGAAGAGAAAGAAAGCCGACGTAGTAAGCGAATTGCGTATTGGCACGTTTAGTGCTAATATTTAACCTTAATCTACACTTAGACACATAAGGCGCACTTAATGGCTGTTGAACGCAATCCATTTGATAAGATCAATCCTGGGCAGATAAACATTGTCATGCCAGAGGAACCAGTCCTAGATGAGGAGACTGGTCAGGAAACTTCAATGGAGTTCGACCCAGAAGATGGTAGCATTACTGTAGAGTTCATTCCTCCAGAAGACGAACGTGACGACGCTCAGATTGAAGAGACAGAGCAGGAGTTCTACAGAAACCTAGTAGAAGACCTGGAAGAGGCAGACTTAACCAAGATTGCTCACCAAGTCTACGACAACTTCACAGCAGACAAAGACTCACGCCATGAGTGGGAGTCCATGTTTGAAAGAGGCTTTGACCTCTTAGGTCTTAAGCTAAAGGAAACCTCTGAGCCATTTGAGGGGGCATGTACAGCAGTCCACCCGATTCTTATTGAGTCTGCCGTAAAGTTTCAGTCCAAGGCAATTCAAGAACTATTCCCACCTGCTGGGCCAGTCAAGACCCAGCTAATTGGGAATGTAACTGCTGAGCGTATGCAGCAGGGTAACCGTGTCAAAGAGTTCATGAACTTTCAGTTAACTGATTTGATCCCTGAATACTTTGACGAAATGGAACGCATGTTGTTCCACCTTCCTCTTATCGGCTCAGCCTTTAAGAAGATTTACTTTGATGCTGGGCTTAACCGTCCAGTAGCAGAGTTTGTACCTATCGACCAGTTCTATATCTCTTACTACGCTACTGACCTGCGTCGGGCAGACCGCTACACTCACTTGATTTATAGAAGTCCTAATGAACTCCAACGTGACATTGCTGCGGGAATGTACGTAGGAGATGATCTTCCAGACGCAGGTGTCCCAACCATCACAAGCTTGGGCCAGAAGATCGACTCTATCTCTGGGTTATCTCAGTCTTCTCAACAAGACCCCCAGTACGTTCTTCTAGAGCAGCATTGCTACCTAGACCTCCCAGAACGTTTCAGTGACGATAGTGGTCTGTCCCTTCCTTACATTGTTACATTGGAAGAGAAGTCACGTAAGGTACTCTCTATCCGTCGTAACTACGACAAAGAAGACAAGCGCCGTGAGAAAAAAATCTTCTTCACTCACTATCGCTTTGTCCCAGGCTTCGGCTTCTATGGCTTAGGTCTTATCCACTTCCTTGGTAACTTAACGATGACAGCTACAGCAGCTATGCGTAGCTTGGTTGACGCTGGACAGTTCGCCAACCTCCCTGGTGGCTTCAAGGCCAAGGGTGTCCGTATCGTCGGTGACAATGATCCCATTGCCCCAGGAGAGTGGAAAGAGGTAGAGTCGGTAGGCAACGATCTATCCAAGATGATTATCCCGCTTCCTTACAAGGAACCATCGCAGACCCTATTCCAGATGCTTGGGTTCATTAGGGACACAGCACAGCACTTTGCTGACAGCACCGAACAGGTCATTGCTGACGCAGCCAACTACGGTCCAGTTGGTACCACTATGGCTCTCTTGGAAGCATCAAGTAAATTCTTCTCCGCTATCCACAAGCGTCTACACCATGCACAGAAGGAAGAGTTTAAGCTTCTCCGTCGTATCAACTTTGAGAACCTACCAGACGAAAGCTGCTGTGACATCCCAGGCTCTTCACTCATTATCCGCCGTGAAGACTTTGACGGCAGTATCGACATCATCCCAGTATCTGACCCTAACATCCCTTCCAATGCTCACCGCATGATGATGGCTCAGATGGCTCTACAGTTGGCACAGTCCAGCCCTCCAGGTATGTTCAACGTAGAAGAGTTGAACCGTACCATTCTCATGTCCGCTAATATTCCGAACTTAGACCTTATTATGCCCCGTAAGCCAGAGGTGGTCCCACTTGATCCAATCTCTGACATCGCTGCTGCAAGTAAAGGTCTTCCAATCAAGGCATTCGTTGGTCAGAACCACGACGCCCACATACAGGCTAAGACTGCCTTCATGTCTGATCCTGCTAACGGTGCCAACCCACTCATGCAGCGCATTGCTCCCATCTTGGAAGCGAACATGCAAGAGCATCTAGTTATGAAGTACCAGGAACAGGTCAACGGTGTTGCCCAGCAGATGATCCAGGCTAAGCAGCAGATGGACGAACAGCAGGGTATCCCAATGCAGCCGCCAGATAAGGCTACAGTAGAAATGGTTCTTGCTATGGCGTCCCAGCAGGTGGCACAGGCTAACGCCCAGATCGCAGCAGGTAAGGGTAACCAGACCCCAGAAGCTATGATGATCCAGCTAGAAGCTCAGCGTCTCCAGATTGAGCAAGCTAAAACACAGGCTCTCTTGGCTAAGAATGCAGTTGATGCTGCACTCAAGAACCGTGAGTTGGATATCAAAGAAGCACAGCTTCGTGCTGATGCCATGACCACTGGAATTGAAATCTCCACCAAGTCACAAGAAGCTGAAGCTGATCGTGACGCAAAGAAAGCAATTGCAGCACTTGACTTTCTC